AAGTGGATTTAGTGGCACATCTGGTACAAGTGGATTTAGTGGCACATCTGGTACAAGTGGATTTAGTGGCACATCTGGTACAAGTGGATTCAGTGGCACATCTGGTACAAGTGGCTTCAGTGGTACAAGTGGCTTCAGCGGTTCTGGTATAAGTGGATTTAGTGGGTTCAGTGGTGTCTCTGGATTCAGTGGTACAAATGGCTCTTCCGGTACAAGTGGTTTCAGTGGTGTCTCTGGATTCAGTGGTACAAATGGCTCTTCCGGTACAAGTGGTTTCAGTGGCGTCTCTGGATTCAGTGGTGTTTCTGGATTCAGTGGTGTCTCTGGATTCAGTGGTACAAATGGAACAAATGGCTCTTCCGGTACAAGTGGTTTCAGTGGCGTCTCTGGATTCAGTGGTGTCTCTGGATTCAGTGGTGTTTCTGGATTCAGTGGTACAAATGGAACAAATGGCTCTTCCGGTACAAGTGGTTTCAGTGGCGCATCTGGTACAAGTGGATTTTCAGGTCAAGCAGGTACCTTGACTGCACAAAAGAACTTTTTCGTTACTGACGGTAATCCTGCAATAGGAGCAGGTTCCTGCTTTAACATTGCAATAGGACAAGGTGCAGGTTGTTGTTTGGCGGGAGGTGATTGCAATAACTTTTTAGGACTTAGTGCAGGATTTTGCACTACTACTGGATCAAATAACTTCTTTGCAGGTAGTTGTGCAGGTTATTGCAATTTAACTGGATGTAATAACGTATTCATTGGAAACAGTACAGGCTTCTCAAATAGGCGTGGATTATTTAACATATTTTTAGGACAATATGCAGGTTTGTGCAATGATTCTGGAAACAACAATGTGTTTTTGGGTAACAATGCAGGACGATGCAATTCTACAGCTACAGATAATATAGTTTTTGGAACATGCGCTGGGTATACTAACAACGGTTCATATAACATATTAATTGGTCAATGTACTGGTTTTAGTTCTACAACAGCTAATAATAATATTTTATTAGGTAAACAATCAGGAAGAAACATTACTACTGGAAGTTATAACTTTTTTACTGGTTTCAATGCTGGATTTTGTAATACTACCGGTAGTTTTAATATTTTTCTTGGAACGTACGCCGGAAGTAGAAATACTACTGGTAGTTATAACTTGTTTATAGGTGAACAAGCAGGAAGAAGAAATACTACCGGTAGTTTTAATATTTTTCAAGGAGATCAAGCCGGGATATGTAATACTACAGGAAACTATAATATTTCTTTTGGTAGATGTGCTGGATGGCAGTTGGATACTAATAGTCATAACTTTTTTGCTGGTTTATGTGCCGGTTACCGAGTTTCAGCAGGTGAATACAATATTGCAATAGGTAAATGTGCTAGTGCTTTTGTTAGAAACGGTAGTGATAATATTCATTTAGGAAAACTAGCCGGATCAAACACTCTGGCTATTGCTACTTCTCGCAACATATTCATTGGAAAATATGCAGGTTGTTGTTTTAATACCGGTAACGATAATATATTTTTAGGGCGTTCTTCAGGGTGTGCTGCATGTGGTTGTTTTAATGTTTTCTTAGGAATATATTCAGGATCATGTAATACAGGTAATTACAACATTGCATTAGGGATTAACGGGGGATATAAAACTACCGGAAGTCAAAATATTTTTATTGGTAATGGAGCAGGTTTTAATAACACTGCAGGTTGTAACAATGTTTTCATAGGTAGTTACGCTGGAACTAATAATACAACCTCTTGTAATAATATTTTCTTAGGTACATACGCTGGAAGATGTAATAGTAACGGAACTTTCAATGTTTATATGGGTTTATGTGCCGGTCGTTATAATACGACTGGAAGTTGTAATACTTTATTTGGTTCCTTTGCTGGTGTTTGTAATACCACTGGAAATAACAACTTATTTGCAGGTTTCTGTGCTGGATTTAATGTTACAACTGGTTGCTCAAATACGATTATTGGTTCATTGACTGGCTCTGCTGGTCTATGTAATACAGTATTGATTGGCGCTGGCACTTGCGAAAGAATTAAAGTTGATGACACTGGCATTTATGTAAATGGTTCACTTGTTACATCCGGAGACTCAACTATTACTGCAACAAATGACACCACTACAGCAACATTATATCCAGTTATGGTAGGTGCAGCAGGCTCTTCACAAACTGCAAAAGTAACTACAACTAAACTATATTTTAATGCAAGTACAGGAAGAGTTTCTGCTACAGAATTCAACTCATTATCTGACATGACAATGAAAACAGATTTCTTGCAAATATCAAATCCAACTGAAAATATATCAAAACTTAAAGGTATCAACTTTGCATGGAAAGAAAATGGTATAAGATCATTAGGTGTATTGGCTCAAGAAGTTGAAAAAATCTTCCCAGAAATTGTACACACTAATCCAAAAGGAGAAAAAACAGTTGCATATACTGGTTTGATTGCTGTACTTATTGAGTCCATCAAAGAGTTGAACCAAAAAATTAAACAGCTAGAAGATAAAAATAAATAAGTTTTTACTCTAACTTAATGAAATACAGTATTGTTATACCTACCTATAATCATTGCGATGACCTTCTTAGGCCTTGTATAGATTCAATTTTTAAATATACTAATGTATATGATATTGAACTGATAATATCTGCTAATGGATGCAAAGATAATACTTTTTCTTATCTTGAAACATTAAGAAAACGGTATCAAACTCTAAAATTAGAAAATAATCTAAAAATAGTTTGGAACGACGATCCTTTAGGATACGCCAAAGCATGTAATGAAGGTATAGTAAAAGCAACAACCGATTTGATAGTTCTACTCAACAATGATATTGTTTTACTTAATCAATATAAAAATTGTTGGTTAGAAAAATTAGAAAATCCATTTAAAGCTAACAACAACTGTGGAATTTCATGTGTGTTAAAAGGGCCCAGTGAACCAGCAGGACATGATTTTGCAATATTTTTCTGTGTAATGATACACAGAAAAGTTTTTGATAAAATAGGTTTATTAAGTTTAGACTATGGTGTAGGCGGAGGAGAAGATACTGATTTTAGTATTCAATGTGAAAGAGCAGGATTTGAGGTACTTTCCTGTGTAGAAAATATATGGGACAATAACTCAGAAATATATTCAGGAGAATTTCCTATATACCACAAAGGAGAAGGTACTGTTCACGACGAGAATTTGGTACCCAACTGGAATAAGATTTTCAATGAAAATTCTCTTACTCTGGCAAAAAAATACAATTTAGATTGGTATTATAAAAATCAACATTTAGTGGATTTAGGTGACAAAGTTAATTCATATAAACAAGATTTGATCTTCATCAAAGATCAACATGAATACATTTATAACGAAGTGATAATTTCAAACGTGTACGATCTAGACTTTGATGAAATCAAAAAGTATGAATTCATTGATGTGGGTGCAAATATAGGCAGTTTCAGTTTATTGGTTGGGTATTTTGGAGCCAAACAAATATTATCAGTTGAACCTATTGCCGACACCTATAAAAACTTATGTAATAACTTGAATAAAATTGGGTTGAAAAATGTAAAAACATTTAAAAACGCAGTAGGGGATATAGATGGTGTAAAAATAAATCTATATTCAAATTCTGATTCTGGACTTAGTAGTGTTTATTCAGCGTCAGAAAATTATGAAGTAGTTGAAACAATATCACTTCAAACACTAATGTCTTACTTAAAAACTGATGAAGTATATTTAAAATGCGACTGTGAAGGCGCAGAATATGATTTGTTGTTAAACGCAACAGAACAAGATTTGGCAAGAATAAAATATATAGCCATTGAAATTCATGAGGATCTACATCCTAAATTTAAAGGAAGTAAAATCTTACATGATAAATTTTTGAAGTCAGGCTTTCATAGAATACAAGAAAAAAGAATCTTTTATTGGGATTTAGATCAGTATGGAAACAAAATTAATATGAGACCATCTGATACAGTAGTAGAAATATGGAAAAAATAAACTTATGAAATACAGTATTGTTATCCCGACCTATAATCATTGTGATGATCTTCTTAAGCCTAGCATTGAATCAATTTTAAAAAACTCTTTTATCAGAGATATTGAATTGATTATCTCTGCTAACGGATGCAAAGATAATACAAGAGAATATCTAGATGAACTACAAGAAACCTTCAATGAATTAGGTTTACAGAAACATTTAAAAATTGTTTGGAATGACGACCCATTAGGCTATGCTAAAGCATGTAATGCAGGAATAGTACAGGCTTCATGCGAAAAGATTTTACTTTTTAGTAACGATGTAGTCATTCTTGATTACTGGGAAAAAGGCAGATGGTTAAAAGTCTTAGCAGAGCCATTTAACACAGATCCTAATATTGGAATTACCTGCACATTGCTGAAATATTCCCCTATAACTAAACGAAATTTTGCAATATTTTTCTGCGTAATGATACACAAAAAGGTATTTGATAAGGTTGGATTGATAAGTTTAGATTATGGTGTAGGTGGGCACGAAGACACTGATTATTGCTATATAGCGGAAGAAGCTGGGTTTAAAGTTAAATGTGTAGATGAAAATAAACGTTGGTCAAAAGAAGCAAATACAAACGTAGGTGAGTTTCCTATCTATCACAAAGGCGAGGGAACTGTACATGATAAAACTTTAGTACCAAATTGGGAAAATATTTTCTATACCAATGAATTAACCTTAGCTAAGAAGTTTAATAAAGAATGGTACGAGCAAAACAAAAATAATCCAATATATCGGCAAAAACCCAATGAGAATGAAATATTGTGTTCTATTTCCACAAAAGGAAGATATGACACAACATTGCCACTTGCAATAGCTGCTGTTATTAATCAAACATTAAAGCCAAATAAAGTAATCATTTTTGATGATAATGATGAACCTATTGATGTTAGAGAAACACAACACTATCTTTACTTATTGCAAATGATGGAGGCAATGGGCATAAAATGGGAATGGCAATTTGCTTTGAAGAAAGGACAACATCACAATCATCAAAGAGCAAATAGAATGGGATATAAATATGTTTGGAGAGTAGATGACGATTGTATACCAAACTATGATGTATTAGAAAAACTATACAACAAAATAAAAAGCGATGAGAATATAGGAGCAGTAGCAGGATCTATTTTAACAACACCAATATGGGGAAAAATAAACTCTACTGGAAAAATTGAAAACGTAGATAACGAACAAAATTTGCAATGGTACTATATAGACAAAGAACAAGAGGTTGATCATTTGCATTGCTCTTTTATATATAGGGCAGGCATTGTTGATTATTGTTTAGAATTGTCTAGGGTCGCACATAGAGAAGAAACACTGTTTACATATGAATTGACAACAAGAGGGTATAAAAATGTTTTGATTCCTGATACAGTAACATGGCATTTAAAGAATAAAAAAGGTGGAATCAGAACCGGCGATCCTCAGTTATTTGCCAACGATGACAAAATATTTTTTGCCAAAGTAAAAAATAAAGACAAAACTATCGTAGTGTTGAACTGCGGAATGGGAGACCATATCGTTTTTAAGAAGATTTTACCTGAGTTGAAAAATCCTGTAATC